AATAACAACAATGGAGAAGATTAACAAAAGAGCCGTCGGATTTGAAGTACAACTGAAAGTCCGCGAAGCGTCAGAGGGAGGCGAAAGCCGCATTATCGAGGGCTACGCTTTGAAGTTTGGCGTACGTAGCCGTCTTTTGCTTGATTGGTGGGTAGGCGTTTACTACGAAATCCTGGAGCCGGGTTGTATTACCCGTGAGACGTTGGACGCTTGCGACATCATGCTAACTATGTTCCATGATCGCCAACTGATCTTAGGCCGTAGTAAGAACGGCAAGGGTACTTTGCAGTATGAGATCGACAACGTAGGCGTTAAGTTCTGGTGTGAAATGCCTAAGACCGTTGACGGTGATAAGGCCCTGGAATTGATCGCACGCGGCGATATTACGGGTTGCTCGTTCATCTACTCTACAGATGAAGAGGACAGCGAGAACGCCGTTAGCTACGAAAAGACGGGTGAGAAAACCGAAGATGGCGAAGAAATCCTGTTGCGCCACGTTAAGCGTATTGATAACGTTTACGATTTTACCATTACGCCAAAGCCCGCCTTTGAGCAGACCAACGTAACAAAGCGTGAATTGGAGGACGCGGGTATAGTTTTCGACGAAAAGCCAAAGACACCCCAGGAGCCTAAGACGATTGACCTTGCAAAGAAACGTGAGGCGATCCGTGAGATTAGAGAGAGAATTAGCCATACCGTTTAAGGTGGCATATTGTTTAATTTAATAGTTTCTGCAAAATGAAGGAGAAATTTAATTTTCGTGAAGCCTACGAGCGCATAGACGCTATCAAAGGCCGCCTTAACGAGATGGCGCAGAATCTCGAAAACGACAAGGAGCGCGAGGCATTTACAGAGGCCGAGCAGGGAGAGCGTAAGCAACTTTTCCGCGAGTTGGATATTTTGGAGACCAAGATTAAGGCCAACACGCAGACTATCGCCGTTATGCGTCAGGAGGATATCGAGGACGCTAACGCTAAAATGCGCGAGTGTCTGGCGCAGGGCAAGCGATTTGAGTTGAAGATTGCCCGTGCCGTAGCAGCCGACTTTGGCGGTAACGCTTCGACCTACGCCAACGGGCTTGCAGGTACTAACCCGTCAGGGCTGACTACCCACGACATCGTTAAGCCGCTGTACCCAAAGACCATTCTTTCGGCTATCGGTATGCCGCTTCTTACCGGGCTTAAAGGTAATCACCAGTGGCCTGTAGTAGAGGCTTTCGAGGCTACTATCAACGATGAGGGCGCAGCCCTGGGCGATACCAAGATAACCGTAAACAAGCTGATCGCCAAGCCGGAGCGTATCGGCATCGCCGTGCCTGTTACACGTGAGGCCCTGAATGAGACCGACAACCTTATTCAGTTGGTAGCTACAGAGTATATGCCTGTAGCAGTTGCCGCCCTGATGAATAAGATTACCTTTAGCGAGACTAAGGTAACGGGCGCAACTAACCTGGTAGGCCCGTTTGTCAACCTCAAGGCCAAGAATAAGTTGACCTATACGGGTGATGTTCCTACCCTGGCAGAGATCGTCAAGGCTAAGACCGTCGTACTTGATACCGACATCATAGCCGATAACATCTGCTATGTGATGAACGAGGGTATGAAGGGCCTTTTGGAATCTACCCCCAAGTGGGAGGGCGCAAATGAGGCCATCATCAAGGACGGCAAGATCAATGGCGTGCCTGTGTTTACAACGAGCCATGTGCCGGAGGGCACGATACGCTTTGGCGCGTTTAAGTACGCCCCGCAGGGCTTGTTTGGTGACATGGTGTTTATCGTTGATCCATACAGCCAGGCCCGTAAGAACGCTATCGACTTCGTGCTTAATACCGACTACGCTATTTCCGTATTGCGTCAGGAGGCATTTAGCAGCCTGTCTAAGAGCGCGTAAAGGATTGTGTAACATATCAGAGTTTTAGGTTATGGCTAACGTAGTGGATTTGGCACTTTTCAAGCAGCACGTAAAGGCTGATGATTTCGCGGACGATGATAAGTATCTGGAGCATCTTCTAAAGAGTGCTACAGGTCACGTTATCAGGGCTACCAACCGCACCGAGGCAGAATTAACGGAAATGGGAGACGGTGAGTTTCCCGCCGAATTGCAACAGGCAATTATGATGTTAGGTGCCCATTGGTATAACCAACGCGAATCAAACGCCCAAACGATCATGCCGGAGGTGGCAAATTCACTACAGGCTATAATTAAGCCTTTCAGAAAATTGGTTAAGGATGATAGCGGGACGGATGAAGTATAAACTAAAGCTGTTGCAGCCTGTAAAGGCTGAAAACGACTTTGGCGAAGAGGTGGACACCTGGCAGGAAACCGTAACCGTACACGCGGAACGGGTGAAGCATACGGGAAACCGTAGTGAAGAAGTAGGTGAGCATTTCCCGG